ATATCGCTATAGACTGTGATGGTTCCAAGAATTGGAGTCCAAATAATATTATCATCTGTTGTTATTTCTAAGTCAAAAGGTAAGTCTGCAACTACAGTCTTATACCCAAGTCCCCAAAATTTTGTAAGTTCGGCTGCTGCTGTAATGATTACATATCCATCATATTTTGCAACGGCTAACTCGTCAAGGACATCTCCAGATGCATCATATGAAGTGGCAGCAAAAGTCCAATCATCAATATCAATAGTTGTAACTTCGTCATCTTCTAGAAAATCTACTCTAAGGGTAGCAGTATCACCACGAACAACCTTCCATTTAATATTTACTGGATTTGCTCCAACTTGGTTAATTGACGATGTTCCGCACATAGTAAAATTATAACATAATTATTGATTTTTACACCAGAGGGTATTGAACTTGACAAACAAAAAATCATAGTGTATACT